TGTCCTTGAACTTTCCATAGATAGTTGTAGCAGTGCTAAACAGCCCTTGAAGAATGGGACCAAGTAGAGGTATCCAACTAAGCATTACTGACCTTTCAGGGTAGGATCGTTAGCACGACGGGTGATCTCGGAGAAGACGCCCTTGATGAAAGCGATAGCTCCTAGAGCCATAACCTGAGTCTTATTGAACGCAGTTCCTGCTCCGAATAGATTAGTGAGCGGAGCCCAGTCCATAAAACCTACGCCAGCAATTCCTAATCCAGTAAGAGCTGTAATACGGGCTTCGATAATTGAGCCGACTGGTCCGAAGGTAACCTTGAACCAGGTTTTGATTTTATCCCACATTGTTCGTCTTTCTGTTTCTATATTTGTAAATTAGAGTTTCTACTATGATCGCCACAGCTATAAGTCCGAGAGAATAAAGAATCCAATGTGCTTCGAAGGTACTCCAGTATGAGTAACCAACAGCCGTTCCACCAGCGACTATGATAGGTCCTGCGCCACTAACAGTGGGTTTAAATACGTTCATGAACTTTAGTAGACCTGCGCAGCCTAGCTGCGAGTCGACAGCATCAGGATCGTAAACCCCATCAGCAACATACTTACCTTTACTGTACTGATCAGTTCCCGCCCAGACATATGGAGAAGGAAGTCCTTTATTAGCATAGCCGAGGCCATTGTACTTCTCCAACATAGTCAGTGCACCACCAGGAGACCAGTCAGTATTCTTGCTTGCATGGGGAGGACAGTTGACTAGAGCGTCTACTGCACCTTCTTCCCATGTGGAGAAAGGACCACGTCCTTTAGGTACATGGATAGATTTCCTACTTAGAGGATCACCTTGACCTAATTGGGTATTCCAGTTTTGAGAAGCTTCCCGTTCATGTACCACAGCGATGAACCACCACGGTACCCCCGTAAGCTTCTCCACAGACTGGTAACGAGCCTTAGCTACCGGTGATGTAAGGCGATTAGCCACGGCAGCGAAGGCTGGACCTTTGTCAGCAGGAACATGACAGTTCTGCCAACGAGTTTGATTTTGTTCTTGAAGAGTCATATTCTTCCTTACATCGGATAATAGTAAAGAACTACATCAGCGGTAGCTGCGCTACCCTGTGCTGTTCCGATTCTAATTTGAAGAGTAGCGTCATTCAACGCTTCTGTAGTAGTAGAGTTTAATGCTAAGTTCATTGTGTTATTAGCAGTATCTGCGGCTGTAGCTGATACAGTTACTGCTTGGTTAGTAGCCAACGCAAACCCACCACCACCTGTAGCTGTAAAGATACCAATAGTAGAAGTAGTTAACGTTGCAGAAGCATTTGTAATGTGAGCACGCTGCAAACAATATCTAGTAGAACCTGTTGGCAGAGGAATTGTCAGTGCAGTGTCTGTAGAGCCTACATTGAAATTAACAGCTACTGCAGTTGCTCTAAGAAGACCTACATTCAATAATGCAGTAGTCTGAGCTACAGTAAGATCAAGGGGATCAGCAGTACCGCCTGTGTTATTGCCTTTGATAGTCTTGGTAATCATCTGAGCAGACTTAGCATTAGTCACTGCATTGTTAACAAGACCTGCTGTAGGAAGACCTGTAGCATTGGTAAGTGTAGCCGCAGAGGGTGTACCTAGATTTGGAGTAACAAGGACAGGAGATGTGGATAGAGCAACTACGTTGCCTGTACCTGTAGCACTAGTTAAAGAAGTACCTGCTAGAACTACGTTAGGAGTGGTGACTGAAGTAGCGAAGTTAGGGTTAGCTATTGTTGAAACAACATAAGGACTAGTGCCAGCAACACTAATGTTCGTGCCTGCTGTAACTGTAACAGCAGAAGCGTTACCCCAAGAAGCATCATAAGCTGTACTACTATTCTTGATAAGTGCCTGTCCTACTGTACCGCCCACAGGTAAGTTACCTTGACCTGTAGTTGAAGCATTGAATTGCTCCATGGTTATGGGCTGTCCATTTGACACAGCACCAGGAAGATTAAGTATATTCTTCCCATTCATATCTAGATTAGCAGACATGGTATTAGGAATTGTACCATCTCTAGATACAGTATTATCTAATGCAGTTGTAATTAAATTATTATTAGAATTAAGAGTATTGACAGCAGTAGTAGTATCTACAAGACTACCAATATTATTTAGTGTTAATTTACTCAATTATATATGCCTCCTGTGCCAATACAACCAACAAAGGTAATACTTGCAGAACTGCCAGCCGCTATTGATGGACGTGTAAGTCTTAGATCTGAATTAGTCCCTAGACTATAAGAACCTTTCAAAAACTCAACTGTAGTCATCTCAGCAGTAGCTGATTGAAAATTAGAATCTCCGGGACTTCTGAACATTGGAGAACAGACTAAAGAACCAGCAAAAACCTCTGTACCTGAGTAGGGAATGTTGCCATTAGTTGGAGATATAGTTATATCCTTGGTATCAGCTGCAAAAGAAGCTATTTTAGTTACGGAATCTCCAGGAAGATATGTAGCAGGAGGATTTAAACCAGACGCCGTATCGATAGAACCTAACGTTTTACAAACGAATTTAGGCCCTCTACAATTACCTGTAAATGTAATTGTCTGAAAACTACACTGTGCTCCAGAACCGTTTGCTAAAAGAAAACCGCCATAGTAGAAAGGAGACCCTATAATGTCAATTGCGTTATAACCGGGAGTACCATTTGTATTATGAATAATCTGTCCTGCGACACCGACATCTGCATGGCACTGTCTGCCCATAACAAAAGTCAATGGAACGTTAGTACCACTAGCAAAACTACCAACTCCGTTTAAAGTAATAGTTGTTCCTACAATGTTAACGATATTTGTATTAGCGTACAGACCTGTACCGCTAATGGCCATGCCTATTTTTAGACCAGTAGCTGAAGCAACAACCATCTGACCAGAACCTGAAATCCAAGTACCTGTAGTATTTACTTGAGCAGAATCATCTATAGTATACTTAACCCAAGTATCAATAAATACCTTACCTCCATAAGCAGCAGACATGTCGTTAAAACCTAGGCCACAGCCCGTTCCGAATATAAAAACATTCGCAGGAGTACCGGGATTAGGATTAACAATCCATATTTCACTTCCTGAAGTAGAAGTAATCATATCTTGTCGACCATTGGTCATATCTATTTTGAAACCGGTAATTGCGTATTTACAACTGAAAGCAGCTCCAAATGCATAAGAATTAGGGTCCGCTATAATACAATTACCAGGATTGCTTACATTGCCTCTAAACTGTAATGCCAAGGCACTTGCCTGACCTACTATAGGTCCATTTCCTGTAATGCCTAGATAAGTTCCATCAGCTACATTAACAATAACATTTTGTCCTGATAAATCGTAGTTAGATTGTATGTAATTGTAAGCATGTTGTAAAGTAAGCCACGGAGTTGCTATAGCACCGTTGTTAGCGTCGTTTCCTGTAGGTGTTATGTAAAAGTTAGTTGTAGCAGCAAGACGAATACGCGTCGGAAGAGAAGTAGGATTACTTGGATTTAAATTGACAGAGTAAAGAGGGAATGCATATATGTATATGTCTGCAGTAGCAGGAGCACCCTGTGGTGTCGTTAAAGAGAAATAGACAGTAGTTGTATTCTGACGAATAGTAGCGTTAAGAGCTAGAGCAACCAAGTTACCTGAGACATTTAGAGAACTAGTAGTAAGACCTGAATAAACTTGGGAGTTTGCAACTATCTGTACGCCAGTCTTACCAGCAGCTGTGTAAAGACCACCTACAGCGGTTGTAAGGGATACACTAGGATTAGCTGCGAAGATCCTGAAGATTGAATAATGATCAGGCATTGTAATTGTAATAGGTTGGTCAGCTGTGGTGTTCATGTTAACACCAAGCTTGACACCTGCAAGGATCAATCCTTGGTTAGTCATAGACTGAAGTTGACTAACTGTGATATCTGTTTCATCTGCAGTAGCAGAAGTGTTGTTACCCTTAACTGTGAAGGCAGGGCCTTGCGCCAGCTTGGGATTTGTTATACTGTGACTAGGAATTAGTCCAGTTATTAAGGTTGAAGTATCTTGAAGTCGAACTACATCGTTAGCATAGATAGGAGCAGGTAGGTTGAGAATACGATGCGAGTTCATATCGAAATCGGCATCCATTTCATTGGGAGAACCCCCATTGCGAAACACAGCCTGATTAATCGCAGCTTCAATGGAATCATTGTTTGCATTGATAGTTGCAACAGCAGTAGTTTCGTTCTGGAGATTGTCTAGATTATTGAGAACAACTTTAGACATGATTTCTTTCTAAAATAGTGGTCTAACTTAATAAACCACTAAATTCGTTAAGCTGCGCTTCCAGCTATAATCCAAGTGGTAGAACCAGTACTGTTCATGTAAAGACGAGCACCAGCGCCGCCATCAATTCGAATATACATCGAACCTTGGGGAGCGGTGAAAGTCGGAGCACCTGTTCCAGCTAGAATATAAGGCTGCGTAGCTACAGGAATTACTGCGTTAGTCTGAGAGTTCCAAGAAATACGTTGGGCATCTGCGACTTCGACGTTACCCGTAGTATCTAGTGCAAGAGTGGGCAGAGTCATATTTATCCTTTCAAAAGAAATGGGGGAGGATTACTCCCCCAAATCAATTACTGAGTGATATTACCGATACCACGATACTTGATACGGATCTTCATGACGCCGTTGGTAAAGGTACCAACGTTGGTAAGTGTGATATACACACCACCATCAGTGAAGTTCGTAGTAGTACCGATGAGAGTACCAGCGGCAGACGTACCAGCGGTGTAGAGGACCTTCTTACCCGCAGGGGTAACAGTGGCCAAGACTTCACCAGTGATGAAGGAACCAGCGGCAGTGCCACCAGTACCAGTCGTCACACGGTCCGTACGCATAGTACCGACGGAGAACGAAGTACCACCGGCAGCAGCAGTTTCAACATCCATTTCAACCTGTTCAACGAACACATTTGATGGGAAGAAAGTGGTGTTACCGAGAATACTCGTTGCACCAGCAGCGGTGTTTGCGAGTGTTACAGTGAATTCGATTTCTCGAGTTTCACCATACGACAGGTAATCACCCATCGTGGTTGGGACAGCTTTGGATGTTCCGTATTGGCGGAACAGTCCATCATTGTCCATATAGTTTCCAGCTACCATGTTATATCTCCTTAAGCAGGTACAACAGCGGTGCTGGTAAGTACGGTGACCATATTCTCCGGCCGATATAGCTTGAAGCCATATTCAGCAATCGTCAGATACTCAGTCTGTTGCAGGTCCTTGTTGAACTCGCTATAGACGGTAGGCATCTGGCGGAAGCCGCCAATCCAGGGACAGATGTCGCCGGGAGTTGCGGAGAAGAAGTAGTTGGCGACACCGGAAGTGACAGCGACGGAAGAGATCGTTTCGCTGATACCACCGGGAAGGTAGTTCGAGACGTAAACGTCAAAACCGAAGATGTTGAACTTGAACTTGAAACCCGAGATAATGCCATCGTTGGCAACCGCTCCCCACTGCTGTTGCGGTGAGAGTAGGTTAACCATGTTGGCTTGGGTTGCAAGAGTGTAAGCAACTGTGGGGTCAACGACTGCAACAAGATTGGTCATAGGAACGTTAGCCTTGCGCAAAGCAAAGTCTGCCTTAGCAAAGTCCTGGAGAACCATTGCTTGGCTAGCTCCGTGTCCGACCCATCTGTGGTCCGCGGTGTTGATAGTGTTGGGGTTAGAGGCAGTCTGTCCGGAATTCGCAACTGCAAAGATGCGAGTCTCCACAGCTTCCATCAAAGCACGGTGTTGACGAGG